TTCTCTTGCTTTGATTCCCGAGAGACTCGCCTCAAGAATATCTTGGCTTGTTCTACCCACTTATCCCTAGCGGATCTTTGCTGGATAAAGTTAAGGCTCATGCCATATTTTGTAGCTAAGCTTTGCAATGATGGACGCGCATCATCGCTAGGGGCTTCTATATACTCCTTACTAATTTTCTCCCAATCGTATTTTGAAGACATAAGCTAACTTTGATGAAGACATAAGCTAACTGATATTTTACCTTATATTATTTTATCAGCTAGCTTACATTAGCTGTTTCCTATGCGCGGCGACTAAATGGAAATCTACTGGAAGTTCTAGCATCTAATGATTTCAACATAATCGACCTCGTTAATTTCTTCGTCAGTGTATTCAATCAACCTATGAGTCCAGCCATCAGGATTGTAGCATAGCAAAGGCATAAGATCGGTGTCTAATAGGTAGTCACCATTACTGTCTACAGCATAGCTAAAAGCAGCTTTGTTGGTAGGACTGAATGGTACATTATGGGACTTGAGAGAGCATTTTAAAATTGTCTCAAATGTTGGATTCTTAGGCACTTTAAAGCCTAATGCTTTCTCAGGACACATCCGTACATTGCTGTCAATGTAATGATAATTCTGCGATGTGACGAAAGTTGGTAGTAATGGGGTAAAGAACTCTACCCATTCCCTTTGTGTGAAAAACTCACGACCTGACTTAGCAGCATAATTAACAAATTGCTGAACGACTGGGAATAATTTTGGATACATCTTGTAAGCATCAAAAAAGCCAGAATAGCGTCCATTAGCGATGCTGTAGTTTTCTAAACCTATTGATTCAACATAATCTCTACATAGCTCTACAAATTCTTTTCTTTCAGGATCGCTATGTTTTTTCTTGAGACAATCTGCGATCAAGTCGTCACCTAATCTTTTGCGATCGCGTTCTGGCATTACCTGTTTTTGCTTAATGTTGATGTGCAGATTTTCCATCCAAGTACCAAACACGCCAATCTCTTTTAGGTTGTCAAAGAACGGAATAGGATCTAGCAGCCAATCTGGTTCACATGGGTTACAGCCAACGATAACCGTGTGACCTTTTGATATTAGAGCCTCAATCAACTCATACCGATGCTCTAATGATGGTGCGCTTGGTTCTATGGCTTTGCGTGTTTCATCATCAGAATACGAGATCGAAATATACCAAACACCGACAGGCATAAACTCTAGTACCTTATCCCATCCCTTACCGCCTTTGGTCTGCACTGAGTAAGGTATACCTAATTCCGTCATGGTTTCCATAAACGGAATCATTTGACGATAGTTAGAAGTGCTAAACGGGTCTATGTGATTACTAATAATTACAGGGTATCCATCACGCAGTAGATATCCCTCGATAGTATTTCTGTTTTGATAATCAGCCAATAATCGAGATACGCCTTTAACGTCTAATGTTCGAGTAGGAGCATTAAGGTTCGCGAAGCAATAAGGACAAGCAGTTGAGCACCAATTACCACTAAGTTCTAGGGGCGCTGGTATCTTGAGTAAACCGCCGTATAAAGGCTTTAATCCGTCCATAGTTTATTTATTTTGCAGTTACAGATCGGGCAGCATTACCAATCACGCCGCTCTGACCGTAGCCAGTTAACTTAAATTCTAGTTCGCGATTTTTGACTTCAATAAAACCACCAGCTCCGCCCGAGCCTTTGACGTAAACACGAGTCATTCCATTTTTCTCCCAGACATTGCCATAATTACCAGTTGCTTTGATCGCCTTGACAACCGCATGAGCCAATTCTGAATCCGACGCAAATGATTTACCACCGCCACCACCGCCACCGACTTTCTTAAAGCGTCCACCCATCTTTGCAGGATCGTTACCACCGTAATACTGAATCCCATTGCTGTTGTCTAAAGATTTCATGGCTACATCCCATAGTTTATTTGTTAGCGTTGTAAACCAGAGCTACTTGAAACTCTAGGTGCACCAAGATCAATTTTCGTTCTAGCGGCTATTCTAGGAGAAATGGGAGCATCAGGACTAATACTGCGAAGATCTTTGCTAAGTCTTGCTCCTTTTGATTTAGCTTTAGATTCTGTTACACCTCTACCACCACCCTTCTTAAAGCGTCCACCCATTTTCGCGGGATCGTTACCGCCGTAATACTGGATCCCGTTACTGTTGTCTAATGATTCTTTCATTGGGCTTAATCAACTATTTTCATGAAATTATAGCTTAAACCCAATAAAAAATATTTTCGATAAGTGGTAGACAAATGACGATAAGTGGTTTAATATATAGAAAGTTAAGAAAACAAACGGAGCAAAGCAATGAGAAACACAAACCCCACAAGCGATTCAGTAACCAAGCTACAGAATGCAAACGAAAATCTAAATTTCTGAAAGGGGGAATGGAAGGAAGCATTCGTCACGGAAATCGACTGCTACGATGACGAATGCCGCGATTGGGTTGCAGAAAACCTTGAGTTAGCGATCGCTGACAGAAAAGCAGTGCTAGCAATGGTTAGAGGTTACTAATGAGTAAATCAAAAGCAGACACCGATCGCGAATATCGCGATCGGTGTAAATCGGGGATTATACGCTATTGCGTGAATTGCCAAAAAAAGCTGCGGTACGATTGCAAAAGGGAAACCTGCAAAAAATGTGATCGCAATAGTGGGGAGCATCAAAAAAGAATGTATTTGCAGCGAAAATTAAAAGCTGCTATCTAACAAATTTTCAAACGCTGCCGTATCATTTTTTATCCCAATACTTTCCTTGTACTCATTCCATTTTTTCATCGTAGCACTGGAAACGACTATCGGTATAGGTTGCTTAGTACCGCCACTGCGATCGCTTGCGTATGCGGGCAAGTCATTATCTGAGAATTTGAGAAAGTCGGGTTCTTGATGGTCGATTATCTCTTGCTTTTGCTCAGCTAACTTTGCGAGTTCATCGTCAAAAAACATATCACTAATATCGATTTCTTCTGAGATATTGGCTAATACTTCCAAGTCCCAGTCAAGGTCAACTGATGCGATTCTATTGGCAGCGATCGCCATTTTCTTAGCTTTAGGATCGTCTGCGTTAGGAATATCAATCCGCCTCACAATGATTGGGCGTGTGCCGTCTGCATCAACAATAATTGGCTCTATTTCATCACCAAATCTTTCGTATGCTGTCTCAAGCCTTGCACTGCCATCAAATATCTCGCCATCAGCACTAGAAGTCATCGCGCCAAAAAAGCCGTGATCTTCCATACTTTTTGAAAGCATTCCAAGCCCTCTTTGTGTATGGGAGTTAGCATTGACTCTTTGAGGCTTAAACTCTGAGATCTTCTTTTTCGCCATAAATTAACATACGAGAATTTACAGCGATTGTAGCATTATCGCGCCCCGTGATGGCTTTGCAGCCTATTGATAATGGTAAAATATTAGTGCGATCGCGTTATTCGACTAACCGACCGCCGATCAACCTTATCTTTTAGCCAGAGGTCAATATGACAAGTTTAACTCAATTTGCATTCAATTCTCAACAAGTTCGCATCGTTTCAATCAATAACGAGCCTTGGTTTGTCGCTCAAGATGTATGTGACATTTTAGATTTAAGTAATGTCAGTAAGGCTTGCAACCCTCTAAAAAATCGTGAAAAGCAAGTTTTAAATCTATATGAGATGGGTATAACTTCAAGTAATGATCCAGACACTACAAGGCTTTTAGCGATTTCTGAGTCTGGATTGTATCGTCTAACAATGAAGTCTCGTAAACCTCAAGCTGAGCCTTTTCAGGATTGGGTATGTGAAGAGATTCTCCCTACTATCCGCAAGACTGGCAAGTATGAAGTTAACCCGCAATTAGCGATCGCTCCTACAATGCCTCAAAACTACATCGAGGCATTAGAAGCACATCTACAATCCGAGAAAGAAAAGTTAGTGCTGACGGCTGCTAACCAAAAACTTATCGAGGCTAACCAGTCGCTGCAATCTGAAGTAGAAGTCTTAGAGCCAAAAGCAATCGTTTATGATGCTGTGATGGACATCACCAAATGCGTACCACGGGCAAACGCAAAGCCCAAAGTATATAACCCATTCCCCTTCGATACGAGTCAGCTAACTAAACGCCTGATACGTGAGTATTATCCAGAGTTAGAGCATCGGTTGAACGGGGATTAAGCAATAAAAAAGGTAGCTAAATGTAGCTACCTTTTTTTGTGAAAGCCTTGTTGTATATAGCTTTCATCACCATTTGACCTTATTAGACCACCAAGCTGCTGACATCTTGCCTTTAGCGATATTCTTAGCATGACGCGATTTAAAGTCTTTGCGTTGCTGCGTAACCGATTTTGATTCATTCTTTTTTGGCTTACCCGCAGTCTTAGCGCCCTGTTCGCCAAAACGGAGCAGCTTGACTTTATTGTTTTCCTTCGCTACGACCACATGAGACTTAGTAGGATGATTAGGAGTGCGCTTAGGCTTGTTGTAGCCTTCAACACCAGCTTTAGCAAGGCGGGGATCTTTCTTAGCTGCCATGATTTTATACAGGTACTTTTGCGATATAGCTTACCAAATCTAGTAAACGATTACCACGCTTAGAAGCAATTACCGCTTCTGATGCTTCGTACTTATTGATGCACTTAGCAAGGCGATCGCTGCGATAGTTACCAGAATTAATCTCAGCTTTACTAAATCCTAACTCCAGCAAATACTCGTAGTGTGTGAGCAGATGGGTAAAGGTAGATCGGTAAATGTGCAAAGTGTCAAGTTCAAATTGCACGGGAAAATAATCACGGCTGTTTGCTTCTAGCGCCCAAGGTAAGATGTGTTTTTGCCCTGATTCTGCAATGCAGATGGTGAAGGGCGGCTCGGGGGGATTGATCAGCCATTCACGCATCTGGGCGCGAGTAGGTAGTTCTGTTACTACTTGCAAAGTATCTTTCCCTTCAGTGATTGCATCGCCAAATTTAGGGAAAGAATTATCTTTGGTATTCAATAACCATGACCAATTACGAGAATAGATAGCGCTGTACTTGCCCTTAGTTTCATTCCAATAAAAAGCTCTTAGCGGAATACACCATGCACAGCGATCGCATAGATACTTAGAATCAGGACATCTAGCGGAGTTATGGCTGGTAAAGGTATCACGAAGGGCTAAAGGCTTGTCAGCGTTAGGGGCGGCGCAAAGGTAGCAATTCATGCAATTAAAACTGTGTTTTTGTTGACAATACAATATCCCTGCTGCCCTGATGCGATATTAAACGGAGCTATCAGCGATCTTAGAAAATTACGGGTGTGCGTTTTAGATTTAGAGCCTGTGACTTGCATCACTTCTGTTGCAGTATGCCATTCGCCATCTTTGAGTAATTCGTAGATAGCAAGTACATGACGCTCACCATTTGTTAGCGATCGCTTTGGCGCTTTGTAGCCATTAGTGACAAACTCAGTGCCAAAGCGAGTGTAATGTTCGTATTGATTTAGCATTTAATTAAATCGCCATCAAAATGACGTGCTTGATACCTTGAAAAACACCCTTCAATCCGATCCCAATCATCATATTTGTCAATCCATTGAAGGAACTCTGCAAAACTCATTCCCTTCTCAATAATGTGACAAGATATAGATTTTAAAAAATGCTCACAATCTTGGTAGGTTGGCTCAAGATCTTTTTCCTGTGCAAAATCCATAGCGGATTGAATTTCTGACTCAGTAAAATCTATAGCTTTTACTCCTTTACTAAAAGAGCCGTTAAAATTTGGAACCCATTTCATATTTTTTTAGTGTCGCTCATCTCGCAAGAGCCTGATAAATGTAGCGAGAATCCCTAATAGGGATTAATTGAGATTGAATTAATGTAGATCTGTGCCAAACCAAGTATCTAAAGCTTCTTTGTCATAAAGTTTTTGGGCGGTGACTACTAAAGGTTTGATGGATTTAGCGATCGCATCTCTTTTTGCAATTTCAGCAGCAACATCTGCTCTGTATGTTGCTTCAGCAAGTTCGCAGATGTCAGGACGATCAACTGTTTGCCAACCAGTTGCGTTCTTCACATACCAGCCATTGAACGACTGAAACACTCGAAAAGTTTTTTTGCCATCAATAGCTTTGTAAGCGTGTTCTTCCCACTCTTGAGCTTTTTTGATTTCCATTGTTTCCACCTTGATAATTTTCTTGCTTACAAACCGAGCGCGGCAACCCTTGACTACTACGCAATACACATAGAACAATTCGGTTACTGACTTGATAGCGTTGGGCGCTACATTCAAGAAACTTGCGATTTGTGCAGTGGTGTTTGCGGTAGTCATTTGCTTGCCCTCGATTTGCTTATGCACTTAATATAACAGGCTAGTACTATACTGTCTAGTACTTTGTAATATTTGTTTACAATTTAAGCATTAAAGGCTTATTGTTTCGTACTTATTCCTATCCATCTCGACACCAATACAGGTTTTGCCTAATATTTCACAGGCTTTCAATGTCGTTGCAGTCCCTAAAAACGGATCGAAAATATATTTAGAGTGGCAACACGAAAGAATATCTAAGGCGTATTGCAGAGGCTTTTGATGATTCCCTAACACATTTTCGTATTTTGGTAGGACTGACGGGAAATAGCTGTCTTTCCCAAATTTACCTCTAGCCAAATAACGATCAAAAGGATGGCTTTTAGGGTTTGATTTACTTAGCAATGCAACATTGAAATGAGTAATAAAAGGGGTTTTCCATCCTTTAACGCTTTGCGGGTGATGTCTAGGCACAATTATTTCACCAGAAAAAAACAAATCCTCTTTTACGCATAGAGAATAATAATTAATTCCATACCCCGCAATAATATGATGCTTATTTGCGAATATTGCAGCAAAAACATCACAAGGTTTTAAATCAAACGGAGGATCGGAAAAAGTCAAAAAATCTTCTTGGATTAGCAGAGACTTTATTTGCTGTGATTGCTTTACACTGTCAGCATAAACTACTGTATGTCTGCCAATTTTCTTGAACTCTATTCTCTCCATACATTATCCGTTGGCATAAAGCACATAGATTTATTCGCTGCTAACCAAATAGGAGGTCTCCATCCCCATTGCATCATATTGATAGATTGAGGCGGCTCAATCATATTTACGGGCATTGGACGGGCTAAACTATCGCCTCTCCATAAATGCCAATCATACTCAAACGGTAATACTTCCCATTTATGGACTTGACCGCAACCTTGCGATCGCTTCTTACCAAGGTGCGTGACATTTAGAATCAGTTCGCTAATCTTATTTGCATCACCAACACAAAACCAGTGTATAGACTGCATTTCGCGATCATATCTTGGCAGATCGTAGGCTTTAAAATGCCCTTCACTGCCATTCACTTTTGCGCGTTTCTTACCCCAATCAAGATGATGCTCCTGATAATCCCATCGCTTACGGAATTTTGAAGTTTGCTGATGATTTTCAATGTAATGGGGAGAGCTTACCGCCCAGTACCATTCGCCATTGAGTATTTTCCTAGCAATCGGCATTTTGTCAAATATTAATGGCAGATTCTTTTCTGCATCCGCAGCAGTCGGATTAGGTGTAATCAATCCCAATCGATCTAGCAATTGATACTCAATCAAAGCGTCAAGACTAGGACTCCAATCATCATAGGCAGCTAGTGGCGTTGCCATGTGTGCGATTATTTGGAGGTTATCCATTTAGCAAACTCCTAATATCGCTCTTAGAATCCGCAAGAAAGCCTTTGTAATCTTCGAGATATTCTTTATACCTTGCGTGAGATTCAGAAGCGCGATCGCTAAGTTTTTGAGCGTGAGGTGTAATCGTCATGAACTCACCGCGATCTCCGTCAGCAGTCTCGAACCAAAATTGCATAGAGCATAGCCCGCAGCCTGTCCCAGACTGCCCGCCTAAGTATGGTGACTCAGCAAACTTGAGTAACGCATCGGCAATAAATCCTTCTTCGATTCTGGTTACATTTGCGCTCCAATAGGAGTACAAAGTCGCGCCCGTTTGAAGTAGCCAATTGCCCATGATCATTTGTTGGCTTTTCTCCTTTTCAGTCTTCTTTTTGGGATTGTCATCGGCAACTACAAACAAATCACCCTGTCCGATTTTTGGCTGTGGTTTTGCACCGATTAAGTGCTTTGCAAAATTAGGATCGTGCAGAGAATCACGCCGTGTTTTCTGATTGTAGGTAAGCCAATCAGAATAATAACGAAGCTTTTCACCTAAATAAGGCATCCACTCAGTAAGCAATTCTTTTAGATCGTACTGGCTCACCTTAGTATCAATCCCTAGCCATTGATTGACCCGTTGCGAGTGCTGTAACTGCTTGCCATCGACAATCTGTTCTAGTGCCGAAATTACATCAAGTGGCAACGCAGGGGGGAACTGTCGATAGATATACTCAGCGCTCTCTACACATACCAGATAAGCATCGCCAACGGAGATCCGACCATGCACCATCTGAGCATCACCAACACCAAACAAGCCTTTAGGTTTAGCAGTTCCCAATACTGAAAGGCATGGCAACAACTGTCTAATCTTCTTATCCAAATCCAAATCATTGCCAGTTCCGCCATCAATTGCACCGCCACAAAATAAAGCATGGTGCATTGTTGGCGATACCTGTACCCCAATCTGAGATAGAAAAGAATCAATACCACAGCGCCTTAAAATCCGATTGCGTAAAGCATTGCCAGAGAGCGTGAATACTTCAGAAGGATTACCCTCTAAATCTGTCACCTTCATCGTGCGTAAATTAGTTTGATTACCTACGCTTTCGCTAATGTGCGACATAGGCTGTAGCAAAGTAATCTGCAAATGCAACTTGATATTGTGGCGATCGTGGGGATTGTAATTAAGCATCGTTAGCCTCTACATCTAGAGTATTTTCTGTTTCTTCTGGAATATTCAAAGCGCGATCGCATTCAAAGCGAACACGGCAAAAAGTCGTAATAATGTGTGGTTTAGATCTGCACGTATTCAGGATGTGGCGATCGCTTATCCCTTCAGGCTTAAGGGAATTAAGAATGTCTTGCCATCCGAGCCATTGCAAAGATTGATCGCTGTCAATCTGTTTGATATCATCTAGCCCGCCCTCGGCATTGACATTAGCCCGCAAAATTACTTGATTAGGCGAAATAATGCGAGTCCATTCCTTCGGGTTAAGGTGAGCAACGATTAGCTTATTGGTCAAGGCTTCTATGTAATCATCAAGATTACGAGAGGGGATAGCAGCGTTTTTGATACTGCTCTGAAAGTATTCCCAAGTTTTTAAACCCATCGCAGGGCTTTTAGCCTTATCTCTACAGCGAAAAACCCAGTAGCTAAGCGCACTAGCCAAGGCTGTGACGCTATCCTCCGAATCAATTCCATACATAAATAAATATTCTCGTACATCTACGGTAAATATATTTTAGTCTAGCTAGCGTCCAGTCCTTTCAATCCCTACCAAGGATCAAAATATATTGCAATACCATATTTGCTTATACTATTATACTATGTATTATACAGTTTTATGGTTGATATGACTAACTTATCTGTATCTCTACCCTTGGATTATCTTTGTCATAATCAAACCTGAAAGATCCTTCGCAATATTTATCGCAAGCAAATAAACTATCCGCACAAGCTTTAAAAACATTATTTTCTACAACGCCCCATTTTAATATGTTGAATACAAGATTTTGAGACGTTAAAACGTTTAGCAATTTCAGGCACTTTAATACCGTTTGATAATAACAATTTAATTTCATCAGCTTGATTATCGGTTAACTTAGCATTGCCAACATTCTCGCCAATTGCCTTGCCTTTGAATCGTGGGATGAGTCCTAAGTGACTCCAGTTAACTCCAGAATAAATTGCTTTAATTGCGTTATACTTAACGCCAAATTCATTAGCTAAATTTGCTGTTGACTCTCCTCTGGACATGCGTTGATAAATTTCTTTCACTTGATCTTCGGTAAGCTTGGCTTTGCTTCCTAACTCACCCTTTTTTGAAGGGAATCGACCTTTCTCTATACATCGCCTTATATTCTCCTTTTGAGTAACCCACTCCAAATTGTCGGCGCAATTATTTAATTTATCTGAATCAAGATGATCAATGCAACTGTATCCATGAGGATTTTGAATAAAAGTTAAAGCAACAAGCTTGTGCACAGTAAACCTTTTTCCTTTTCCCTCCACTTCAACATGTACCGTTTTATAGCCAGAATTAATAATCAAAGGACATAAAATCCTAGGTTGAGACTTTTCTCTGTTAGCGCTTGAAGCAATTTCGCCTTCTTTATTGCACCAATATCCGTGAAGATCTGGAATTGGCTCAAAGCCTCTAGAAATCAAAATAGCTGCCTTCTCTTTAGTATGCATATCAAGAATAGAATTAATATATACATAATATTATAGGCTATAATTCTATCCTTGATTAGCTGATAGTTACTTCAACGCGAGGGTTAATAGTGTCATAAAAATAATCAAAACTTCCAGAGCAGTATTTGTCGTTAGCAAATAATGCATCCTCAATCGCCTTGTGTATGTTTGAAGGATCGCCATGGGCATAATTCTTAAAGTAGATCACAATATCGACTTTAGTCTTCTGTCCCTTCACAGTAGTTAATGGTTTTGGATGGCCCCAATCACCTTTGCATTGATCGAGAAAAGCTAACACAATGCAATCCTTATATTGCTGATATCGCTTATATTTGGCGCTAAATTTAGCTGCCTGTGTAGTGCGGCAATACGGCACTGGTTGACCATATACCGTAAATTCAAACATCCCTAAAAGCTCCCATCGCTGCAAGTTTCGCCTTGGTCTTTGGTACACCTCTGGCGATCGCATGATTGGCAGCACGTTCCCGCAGTTGATTAAGCTCTTTGATTTTGCGCTGGTACGTGCTAAGTTTGCGAGGTTTTGGAGGCTTAATTACAATGCGATAGTTTTCTTCAATGCACTCAATTTCTGGTATATCTGCAAGCAAATATTTGAGCAAAGCAGTATCAATTTGTGTGCATATTTCAATGTGTCGGAGGCTATAGAATTTGGGCGATCGCCCGCTCAGGAAAGCAATGAGCTTTAGCTTTGCGATCTGCCAGTCTCCTGATTCTTGCCAATGGGTAATAAGTGCTTTCATACCCACTTCTCCTTGCAGTGATCGCACACGCTCGCGACACTTTCGTTCATGCCAACGATTTGTAATTTGCGCTCAATCACATTTGCAGGTATTTGATTGTAAAGCCGTCCGATAGCGACATGGAGAAATAGGCATAGTGCAAAATCTACACCACTAAAATCAACTATCGTAGGCTGATAATTTGTCTTTAGCTCTAAGTAGAGTATTTCGTATAGGCGATCGGCTAAGTCTTGCCTAATGGCTGTTGTTCCTGTGATGTCAAAGACTTTAATCATGCGTTTTAATGTCGGAATACACTATTTTAATCCTTATCAGGAATTAAAATAGCCAACAAAAAAGCGATCCGATGCGATCGCTTTTTTGTTGGCTAAGCATACTTAGGCTTTGGTTTTTTGGGCTTTTTGGGCTTCATTGGTTTCATTGGCATAGCGGCGATCCTTCTGGGTACATTAATAAAGATTTAACAGTAATTAAGCTTTATGCAATCCTTCGACTTGGCGCTTCTCACGTTGAGCAGTGCGATGATTAAGCCAATGCAAAGCTTCCTCAAGTTTTGTAATAGCGATCGCATTCTCTCGGCAAGAATAAGTCGATTGCTGGTAAAACTGAATACGTTGCAAGGCGGCTTCAATTACAGTTTCGACAAAAGCACCATTTGGCTCTTTGCGATCAACGCCTCTGCCAAGTGGTCCATCTTGCCAAGTAATATCAATCCCGACAGATTTAAAGAATCCGCCAGTAGGATTACCATTCTCTAAGAAATTATCAGACTCTGTTGCAATCATGATTTACCTTTTGATCGGATAAAGATCGCTTTCCTTTATCAGCTCTTTTTATCTTACCTTTCTTTGGCTCAGCGTCAATACATCCATAGCCTTCAGGTGTCATAACAATACGTTTCTTCTTTTTAAGATTCTTTTTCTTTTCTTTCACGGCAGCGATCCTTCTGGGAGTGTGGTTTTATTATAGGCTTTCAATCCCTACCAAGGATCAAAATATAGACGAGAGCTAGGATTTGCACCTAGACGTCCCTTGGTCTTGGGGACTATTCAGCCTCCACCGCTTATCCACTCTTTCAATCCCTACCAAGGATCAAAATATATTGCAATTATAGATCGCCCTTACCTTATCATGACAAAACTATTTTAAAAAACTATAGACATTACTAGCGTAATCAATTATATTACTCATATACCAAATAACACAGGAACAAAGCAATGACTAACTCAACTCACTCAATCAACAACCTAAAATTTGAAGTGCAAGGCGAAACCACCAAGATCTCTTACGAGATTGAACCATCTTCTTGGACTGTATCAACCGCAAGGGCTAGAGAGATTTGGGCTAATGAAGTCAAGCTTGTTAAAAATCCTTTGCAAGATGGCGCTGAAGTAAAGGGTGTAGACAGATGTGCACAGCACAATACCCCACAAAAGAAACAGTACTCATTCGGGATGAATGACGCGACTGTGACAACGTTTAAGGGCTGCAAATGCGCTGTAACAGTTGGATTTATGAACGACACAAATTACTTTACTAGCTACGAAAAAGCACAATCTCTAGCGAAATACACAAGCATGAGAATGGCTACATTTTAAATCCACCGCGCTATACAAACCGAGGGAGTAGCGCCCCTCATTCAACACTAAAACTATAAAGTAATCAATCACACGCAACGGAGCGACAAGACAATGCAAATTATCACTGAACTAACACAAGATTTCAACGCAGGTGGCAAGAACTCAATTAAATGGCTAGAAGATGCCATGCTAAGCGCAAGTATCGGCTTCAAACTGCGTCTGCAAAACGGTTTGATGCTTGAAGCTTATGAATATCTTGACGTTTACAAGAAGTTTCTTGTTCGTTACAAAGGGCTAAATGATGTTTTTGGGGATGTTGACGTTAAAGCTCAATCTCGTCAAGCTGTATTAGTAGAAATGGAAGAACAGGTGAAGATCGCCACCGATGCAATTAAGCGTCGTATTAATATTGTTCCTGTTTAACCACATATCAGCGCACATGAGGGAGTAGCGCCCCTCTATTAATTTATAAGAGTTAAGAAATGCTAGGAACCTCAGGCTATAACGTTCGCACTATGACTGTAGAAGAGTTCAAAAACCATCCCGATCGCATGGTTGGATTCAATACAAAGACAGGAAAGAAAGACATACCCATGCTTTACAACAAAGGCAAAAATCCTATTAGAGTAATTATTATCCATGCCAGCACCTAACCCTAACAACCCCTACCATTGCGATCGCCCGATGCGACGCAATGGTAAACAGAAGAAATCAGGGGCGCAAACATATCGCTGTAAGTGTGGTTTTAGCTGCACGGAGGGCGATCGCCCCGCACATCCGCCAACTATAGGTGATGAACCGATGAGTCAGGTTGAGCGCAATCGTAGGTATAGATTAAACCAGAAGTACAAAGCGAAAAAAATAATGGGAAATGTTGACAAGAATGGCTCTGAGATTGATGACGGCTTGAATACTTGCTCATATTGCGGTGGCAAGTATGATCCTGAGTCAGAAGGACATACGGAGCTTGACGAAGAAGAGGAAGAGACAGGAAACTGTTTCTGCTCTCCTGAGTGTGAAGCCAATCACTATAAAGATCTTGGCAAACGAGTTCCAAGGCAGATTTTTTAAGGAGTAAATCATGCTATGCGTAAGTTGCGGATTTTGCTGTAAAACGATGTCACCAATTAACGGTGGCTATTGCCCTTTATTGATAGAAAAAGAAACTGAGGAGAGTATTGAAGATGAATTTTAAGTTGAAGAAACTGTTTTTGCGCCACTATTTATCACAATCAGTTTATTGGCTAGGTTGGGCGCTAAGTATGCTTGTATGTGGTATTTTTGCAGATCCAAAAGATACTTGGACTTATTTTGGATTGAGTACCACAGGTGTATCTGTCAGTGTCGGTATTTCCACTTTGGGTAACAGGATGAAAAAGAATGGCAGTTGCCAAGCTGCCAATATAGTCGAAAGTGTGGAAACTCATGAAGTTGAGCCTGATTAAACAATCTTGAAAAAAGTAAAGCCCCTCTACCAATTACGGCGGAGGGGCTTTACTTTTTAATCTTGAGGAGCTAAAAATGGTAAAATATTAGTGTGCTTAAAGTGAGATTACCACAAATCACTTTAAGCAATGCTACCTACTATTACTAGGCAACGACTTAATTATGGCACGATCTAAAGCGCGTGAGACATACGATCCAAATTGGCAACCTCCCACCACTTCATCAGAATTTAAAGCTAAAAAGATTCTGGAAGATCATGGGTTTTCAGTAATCCATAATCAATGTTTATATGGTTACTATCCCGATCTCAGGATTGCCAACACTAAAGTTTTAATCGAAATTGACGGAGGCTATCATTCATCTCGCAACCAGAAGACTAAAGATGATCGCCGCACCAAGAATTTAGAGAGCTATGGATTTGTCGTATTGCGCTTTACCAATGCACAGATTAAACAGAAGGATTTACTCATCAATAAAGTTCGGGCGGCGCTAAATATTCGTGAGGTTAAAAAACCTCAAATTTTGGCTATAGTTGCGGATGCTTCAGATTTAAAAAAAATGGTTGACCAGAAAGTCAAAGATAATACTTTTCTTCTGGCTACCAAAAAAGCTGCTAAGACTGGTGCAAATCGGGATCGTATTGATAAGCGCAAAGCCGAGCGCAACGGGCTGAAAGCCGAAAATGAGAGACTCAGAAAAGAGCTTAAATCATTGAAAGCAAGCCTAAAAAGCTAAGGACTCTTCATGCTCAAATCTAGAGCATCGCTGATTTAAAGATTAAATGCAAAAAAAAAAAAAGAAACAATCAAAACTGAAAATTAGTTGAGCAAAAAAAATGAGAACCACACCAACAATAGGAAAACTCAGGTACAAAGCAAATCGGCTTGTTAGATTTTCATCCCTCTAAATTAGATCGCTGTCATAGGCGATCGCTTTGCTGTGTTTACCAAACAAATAAAGTTGCAGAAAAATATTTTTTAGTGGTTGACATAATTATTTATTAGTGGTAATTTTAATTTATAGCAAATAACACAAAGGAAAAAGCAATGCAAGTTTTAGATTTAGGCAATAACGAATCATTAACCACTGGAATTTTTGAAGATAGCGACGGGACATTTGAAGCATTGACACTTACTCAATCCAAGTCATTCAAAACCCGCAAAGGTGCTGAAAAATGGCTAGCTGCTAGAGGTTACGACGCAAACGGAAAAAAACAAATCAATGGCTAGACCTAAAGGCACAACCAAGCCTGATTCACTTGTATTTATCAAAGTGGTTTTGGGCGTAACAAAAGAAACAGAGGAGTGGTATAAATCACTCCCTGAAGGAACAAAAGCCAAAATTCTAAGAGAAGCAATCTCTTTATATCGTAATCAAAACAAAACTAAAGAACTATGACGCAAGGAATCTACGCAATTACAAACAAAGTAAAAAAATGGTTAGACTGCAATTTCAACTTATTGTTTTAAGGTTTTCGTTTTTCCTTGTTTACTCTGGATTGATTGATCGCCGATCTATTGCAAATAAAATTTTATGGGAGCTTCAAAAGCTTTTTGATTGATTACTTTCTATCCCTCACTCATCAGATCGCTGTCATAGGCGATCGCTTTGCTGTGTTTGCCAAACAAATAAAGTTGCACAAACTAGTTGGCAAAGTAACCAACGATCTATATATTTAGATCAAGGTAATAAACAAAGGGCAAGAGCAATGCAAGTCACAAGAGCAATCACACTAACTAACGAGCAATACAGCGAATTTGTTACAGAAAATATCAATCACGAAATTATTGACGTAATTTACATCAACGAAAATCTTCTAACCCTAATCTTCAGTAAGGTTATCCGCAAAGCCGTTAAACAGCTATCACCTGCACAAGTTGCTAAGCACTTAATCGCGTTGTCTGATGATTGGTTTGGTTTCTCATTCTGGGATGTCACTTCAAACGAAAAAGGTCAAGTCAAGATTTACCACGAAAAAACCAATGAAGTGTTTTATGAAGGATCTGGAATTGGTGCTAAAAGATTCTTGAACAAATACAAGCAAGAGACAATGTGGATTCAAGCGGTATCACGCTACAACAATGGATAGATATATCGTTGTGATGAATGGCATAGCCCTTGCTGTGCCTTGGCGAGTCAACCCAAACGATCTAGAAAGCGTTATGGAATTCGTAAACACATTAAAGAGGGATTATGCTGAAAGCGACTGTAGTCTATGTGTTTATAAAATCAGTAGAGAGCTTATTTATTACACAAAGAATAGAGTATGAAATATATATTTGACACAAAATACATCGAAAGCAAAGGACAAATAGATTTAATTTCTGTTGGAATTGTCTGTGAAGATGGTCGCGAATTTTACGCAATCAATGAAGATTGTAATTTTAGTAAAGCGACAGACTGGACTCTAGAAAATGTTTTAGCTCCTATCGGTATAACTTTGGATGGCAAGCAAGTAGTTTATTTTGCTGATGCTAGCTGTGATATCAATCTTTATGGCATGAGTAAAAACGATATGAAGAGACTAGTTTTAGATTTTATTGGAAATAAACAGCCTGAATGTTGGACTCCTTGGTCTGAATACAATTGGGATATTTTGTGTCAAGCTTTAGATTTAGATGTTCCTTTGTTTGGGATCAGCCATGAAAATTTGTAAGAAACTAACAGTAATTCAGCTAATCAAAAACTTAAATGTAATTGGATTTAAGTGTGAGGCAGACAAAGAGCTCATTTCAGATGTTGAATCAATAGATTTACAAGGAGGGTATGCAACTATAACGCTTCACAACAAATCAGAGCATGATTTTAAATTTGAAGATTTCAAGCTAATCCAAGAATCAATAATCCTTTGATGCTAACTTTAACCAATGCCTAAATCACGCGCCGCAATCTATCACGATTGCTATCTAAAACGCACAGCACACATAGAGCGGCGTATATGCCCTCTATGTGGTAAACGAGTCTATTCCAAGCTACGAGATTTATGTCGCGCTTGCTGGCTTAAAACTGATGACGGGCGCGAATATTTGAAGCTGATGAAGATTAAAAGTAGGAGTAAACAGAAATGAAAAAGAAATGCTACAGCGTGATTCTTTGTTTGAATAAACAATTTTGCAGTAATGAAATTTTTGTCCGTGCTTATATGGCAAGTAGCGAAAACGATGCGATCACTCAATCACTACATCATGAATTTGTCTTAAATCTACTATCTAATGGCTATGCAATTAGCTCTAAGTGTGCAGCAGCCTTGCATGAGACAGTAGCACCAATCAATTCTGAGAGCGATTGTAGCGTGATCAGAGAGTTTGATGGCTCATTGAGATCATTGCATATTGATTTACGCAGTGAGTATTTGGACAGCTTTAAGCGTGATTTACAAGCTTTGATGTCTAAGCATTTTTCAGGTATTGATCCTATTTATCCAGAGTTTAAATCATGAACAACACTAATAACTATAGATAAAATCAAGGGTATAGACATAGAAGCTTTATTTGGATTAACAAAATGCTAAAAACAGCCGTAGAACTCAGGCAACACGTAATCAATGCGATCGGCTCTAGTGGCGCGAATCTGCTAGGGACTCGCAGCTATGGCGGAGTCATAGAGCCTGCGATAACTGTAGTCCCAGATCCTCAGTACGAAGAATCTGGACTTGCGTTCCCCTCTATTGTTAATGGCAATCCAGTGACTTATCAGGGCATAGAAATTGTTATCTACGATGGCTATGAAGCGAATCAGTACACGCCTATGCTTGCCAGTGAATCGCGACTAGATAAGCAGATATGGATATTGATTAAAGCTCATGATTTAGTCGCAAATACATCATTTGAAGAAGCAGTCCACCTAATCAGCAAGGGATTGTTTGTCGTTGGCACTCGTATACCTGTAAGTACTTTTGGCGGAGGTGGTGATGTCGATCAGATTCCATTGCTTAAAGTGCAGATCTTAGAGATCGGCTTTGCAGGATATAGGTAGGATTTACCCCTTCAAATGTTTACTTAGCCTAAGCTTAATTTTTTTCCTAGTTTCAGGCGATAGTCCCAAAAATCGCCGTTTCTCGTTCACATACGCAAAGTATCGCTTTGCATCACCTACTACTGATATTCGGTAGCTATTAGCATCTTTGCTGATTACAGCTATTCCCTTACGCATTGCATCGGTACGACGCAAAATCGTAAGGAAGTAGTTCATCATCCGCTTATGCTCTAAGTATGGCTGTGATAAAGCTTTCCATGCTGCCCCAGTATCAGGATCACCGCCCTCCCTCAAGATATTATCTTGCAGATCCTTAACGTGTATCGCGCCACTAGCATTAATTACAGGCGTGATGTTTTTCAATCGGTTGACAAGCCGATTGGCTATGGGTGTGGCGGGAAGTGTAAATTTAAGCATGATGGTATTTTATCAGACACCTATTGCCATACTTTGGGTAAGCTAAAATTGAGTTAAGCAAACATTTAAAGGACAAGTATGACTCAAGAAGAGGAATGGACAAAAGCTAGAGAGAATTTTAATAAGTGCTTTGACATTCTCAATATTCCGCATTTACAAATGGCTGGTGATGATCCACTTGACAGGATGCAATTAACCAATCTCAATGAGTATCAAGTTCGTATTTACTTAGAGTCTCATTTTTGCGATGTAGATACAATGTTTTTGGCAACTTCAACACC